AGCGGGCCGATGATGGGGCTGATACCCTTCACCACATCGTCGACGAGCTTCAGCGATGGACCTACTGACGGCGCGAGCCCGACGACAGTGTTACCGGCAAGCTTTCCGATATCGCCCAGGTCCTTTTTGACCTGGGGGGCCGTATCGTGCGCAAAGTCGGTGAACTGCTTGAACGACTTCGACTTCCCGGACGCGGCGTCCTGCCCGAACTTGGAGAAGCTCCGTGACAGGCTAAGTAGTCCGTCCTGGGTCGTCTTTATTTGCGGGTCGAAACCTTGGACGATCCCGAATAGACCGGTGACCGTGTTGCCTGCGACCTTGCCGTAGGTCCGTATCGACTCCGGGCCGCGCTTGGTGACGAAGTCGTCGAAGTTCTTCCAGAACGGAGAATTCAGCGCCTTGCCGGCGTCGGTCTCCAGGCTGGTGAAAGCACCCGCGGCGCCCTGGACCAACGGCGTGGCCCTGGGCAGCTGATCGGCGATGAGTTTGAAGCCGCCACCGATCGTCTTATAGACCTCCGGTTCGGACTTCTTCTGGAAATCCGTGACCGCGCCGGTGAACGCCTGATACTGCTTGACCGCAGCCTTCTGCGACGGATCCAGCTGGTCGAGGATCTGCTTTTCCTTCAGCAGCGCCTTGGCGGTGGGCGAGCCCTTCTCCGCCGCGGCCAGGCGCTGCTGGGCGGTTAGGACCGTAGCGGCCGCCGCGGCCTGCTGCTTCGCGGAGCCGGTGGCGGACTTCCCCTGCGCAGCCTGGGCCTTGGCGAGCGACTGCTGTGCCTTCAGCACTGCCGGGGATGTACCCGCAGCCTGCGCCTGCTTCAGCTGTAACTGGGCCTTAGCTAAACCCTGCGCTGCCGTCTGCACCTTGGTGAACGCCGGCACCGCGACGGCTGCGAACGCTCCGGTACCAAGTCCTGCGGTTGCGAGACCAGCGGTGAGACCGCCAAGTACGGGGACGGCGGTAGCGAGACCGCCGAGGGCCGGCGCGAGAGCGGCGATGCCGATGCCCTTGGCCGCCCCGCCGCCGAGGGACAGCTTGTCCAGCTTTTTCAGGACCGAGTCGAGCTGCGACGTGTTCGTCTTGACGTTGATGCGCTGCGTACGGTCGCGCGTCGCAGCGGCGAGCTGCGCCCTATATCCACTGAGGCCGCGAGAGTCCAGCTTGATAGCTACAGTCGCATCTTTGGACGCACCTTTCCGGAACCGGGCCATGTCGGCGTCGGCCTGCTTGGTGTTGACGCCGATCTTCGCGTCTGGCAGTTTCGCCAGGCGTTCCCGGATCTTCTCCTGGGCGTTGCGCCCGATCCGGTCGCCGAGATCCGTCCCGAGCTTGTCGGCCTGCGGCAGCAGTTGGGAACGGAGTTTCGCGTTCCACGTCTTCGCACTCGGGACAACATCGACGGCGACAGAGCCGACTATTGCATCAGCCATTGTCGCCGCCCTTCCGTCTGTTGATCAGGTCCCGATATGCCAGGGCCTGCTTGCGGATATCGCCGCCGAAGCTGGGAACTAGCTGCCCATCGGCTTCCGGACTCGGTTCAGGCGCGGCCTGTTCGTCCGGCTCGGCGCGGCGCTTGGATTCCTTGACCTGCTCGACCTTGGAACGTTTCTTCGACTTCTGGCCGGGTGTAGTTATGCCATTCGCGGCAGCCAGAATGTACGGGGTGATTTCGCCAGACGCCCAGACTGAACCTTCTGGGTCGATAGCCCGCTCGATCGCGTTGCCGGCTGGCAGGTTATCCACCAGTACGGCCACGCGTCGGACTGTCAGCCCTCCGCACCACAGCCCGAGCAGGTCCACTCCGTATTCGGCCAGTAGCGCAGCCTCGACGGCGCCCGGGTATTCATGCAGTAGCGCGGCGAGCCGTACTAGTTTTTTTCTGGTAGCGCGTCACTGTAGGCACCGAAGAATGCTGACAGCTGACTCGCCTTTGTGTGCGTCTTGCGGAACTCGGCGTATTCATCTTCGCCGACGGCGACCCGCATGCAGGTGCCGGTATCATTGCGGTAAATCGCTTCGAGGCCGTCGAGGTCCATGTCGACGTCGGCATGGTAGGTGCGACCGTCATAGGTGAATGCGAACTTCTCTTCGCCGGTCGCTTCGGCCTTCTGTGCCGCTGTTGCTCGTTGTGCAGCGGTTGCGCGTGGTGCCATGATTGCGAGCCCTTCGATGAATTCGCGAGCCCAGGGAAAAGAACCGGCACCGGGCAGGGCTCGCGACCATTCGCCCGGTGCCGGCCGTTATTAGGTGTACAGGCCAGACGCCAGCGCTGGGTTGTCGTTGATGTCTCTGAAGAACGCGCCGTTGGTGTCGATGTAGCATTCCAGCGTGTACTGCAAGACCGTCAGGTTGTCGGCGTTGTAGATGACGTCGCCGTTGCCGGTGACTTCACCGTTCTGGCAGATGAACCGTTTGTGCACGCTGCCGTCGACCAGGTCGATACCGAACATGCGCAGGTTCCGGCCGACGAACGGGAGCACGTCGGTGGTGTTGATGCCGTTGACGCCCGGCGTGGTCGTAGCGACGCCGATCGCGGTCGCGCCGGTGATCGCCTGCGTGGCGGTCATCTGCACTACGTTGCCGGCGGACACTGGGAAGGTGACCACATAGGACGCACCGGCGGTACCGGTGACCGTGATACCGGTCATGCCGAACGCGGAGTTCAGCGCGGTCGCCAGCGCGGTGGTGGTGATGTTGTAGACCAGCCCGGATGCTGTCGCGACACCCGGGAGTGTCAGCGTCCACGTACCGGCGGTGCCGGTACCGGTGATGGTGACCGTCTGCACTTCGGCGGTGCCGCCGGTGGTGACGACCGTCGAGTTCGGCCGGGCGAGACCGTAGGTGATCGCATTCTCTTCCAGGCAGTTGAACGCGAACGTGTGCTCAGCCTGAGACCGCAGCACCCGGACGAGGGCGCCGCCCTGCCAGCCGTACTTCTTGGTCTCCTGCTTCGTGTCGGTCTCGGTCAGTCCGGCGTCATCCATCCAGCCGAGATCGAGCCAGCCGGCGCCGAACGCGGTCGGCAGTGGGGAGGTGGGAATCGTGGTGCCCAGCGGCGCAGTCAGAATCCGCTGGGTGATATCCCCATAGGAGCGGGCATTATTGGTATTGATCGCCATGATCGGTGTTCTCCTGTTCTGGGGCGCATCACTCAGCGCCGGGCAAGCTGGGACAGCCGGCTCAGTCGCTGGCTGGAGATAGGAAAGGTGAAGCGCGGTCTACGTGGCCGCGTATATGGTGTGGAAAGTGACCTGCAGGGTCATGCCGAAGCACCGCAGGTCGGTGTTGTCGTACGGGCGGAACGCTGGCCCGCTGATCGTGCGGACTTTGTTCACCGATGCGCCCATGCCGAATACGTAGCCGGGAAACCGAAACCGCATATCGTGGAACACCTGCTTGGCGAGGGCGCTCGCGGCGATACGGCCGACGTCGAAGCAGGCGATGCTGAGCGACGGTTTCCCTATGGTCAGCTGCGTTTCCGGTCCGCCAAGACTGAGCACCCGAATGACCGGCAGCACGCTGGCCATATCGGGCGGCGTTTCGGTGCAGCAGAACGCGGCAGGGAACCGGCCCGCGAGCCAGTCCCTGGTCACCGTTTCTTCGTCTGTTTCCATCAGCCGGCCGCATTCAAGGCTTTGCGGAGTGTGCCGTGCTCAGGCGTGTTTTTGTTCCCGAACTCGACCGCTACCGCGGCTTGGTCGCTGTTCGATACCCGGCCGTAGGCGCGCGATGTTTTCGCGTGCTTGACACCCGAGGTGACCTCGAACGCGTCGATGTAGTGCTGACCGTCTGGGTCGTCCGGGTCGAACGGGGCGTCAGCCATCGCTGCAGCTGCCACCTTCTCGGCCCGAGCATGCATATCGGCCTGCAGGAATCCTGACCGGAGCATCTCGCCGACACCCGAATACGACGGCTTATAGCTCGATGCCATCAGCCCGTCACTCTCTTCAGGGGAACGACGACGCTGATATCGGGCTGCCAACCGCTGAACGGATTCGGCGGCCACGCGGACGGTTTACCGTTGACCTCATATCGCTCCCCCTGGCCGTTGCCCTGTCCATCTAGGACGGGAACGCCAGAGGAATCCACAACAAGCTGCGGTATCACTACATCGATCGCCGTGACATCGGTCCCGGTCGGCAAATACACCTCGGGGAGCGCTGTCACGATGTCCTGACCGTTGAGCAATTCGGTTGTGCCCCCAGGGGCATAGATCCCAGGGAGCGCGGTCAGGGTCTCGCTGTAGACATAGTTGCCTTGCGCGTCGCGCCCGGCTATTTCACGCTTGATCAACCCCGCGACAGTGTTGCTGTCCACGTCAGAATCCGTAGACGTAGGCCGGGCCGCTGTTCTCGACCCGAACCGTGTCATTGGTGTATTTCCCGGTGATAGCGCCTGGCTGGTAACCGAGAATCAGCAGCGTGTCGGCCGCAGTGAGGAATACGGTCCGCATCGGATTCGCGAATGACTGCGACCGCGTGAACGGGCCGGATGTGCTGGCTTCCTGCGACACGCCATCGTCCGGCGTGACGAGGGCACGTTTCACCATGCCCGCGCACACCATCACCGCGACGTACGGATCCAGATCACCTGAAGTGATCCGGCCGTCTATACCGGGGAACCGTGCGCGTAGGAGCGCCGAAGCGTCCAGGCATAGGGTCTCGGCAATGACGGTTTCGGCTGCAGTGAGCGGCCGCCAGCGCGCGGCGACGTCATCCGGCGTTGCGAATGCGTATCCCGCCATGACGGCCGCCGACTACTTCGCCGCGGTCTTCGCGGCCGGCTTGTCCTCGGGCTGCACGTCGCCGTCTTCAGCGATGAATTCGCCCTCGATGAGCCGCAGTAGCTCGTCGTCCTTGACATGTGCCGGGACCGGTGACCCGTAATACAGGTACAGGTCGGAGCCGTCTTCCTTGCGCGTGATGACGAGCGCCTTGCTGACGACGTATCCCATGTCATTCTCCGTTCAGGGCGGCGACGATCAACTGAGCGACCGCAATGGATTCGGTTACGGCGATGACGTTGCCGACGCCACCGCCGCCGACGGTGTCCGTCGAAATGACGACCGCATCCGATCCGAATACCTGGCGATCGCCAGACTGATTGGCGTATGCGGCCTCATACGTAATAGCCATCAGGTGCCCGTGATCTTGCGACCGGAAGCCGGCTCGACGACGACCGGAACGGTGACGCGCCGCATGCGCAGCTTCCACTGGTCGTTGTCGTCGTCGCGGATGGTCTTAGCCTGTACGCCGACACCACCAGCGTTTGCGTAGCCGGGGCCGCCGAGATCCTCGTCGGCCATGCCGCCGAGCATGCTCGAGTCCACGACCAGCACATTTCCCGTGGTCGGCAGGTTCGGCGTAGACAGCCAGCGCATGCCATCGATGACCGGGAAGCTGCCGGTAACCAGCGGGTTTCGCGCATCGGTTTCACGAGGCAGGAAGCCGCCGGCCGTGAACTTGGCGTAGGCATAGGCCCAGGTCAGGTCATCGAGGACGACCGTGTCCGGGTCATAGCCCTGGTTCAGCGCCAGAATCGACGCCTTCGCAGTCGCGACGTCCGTGAGGATGGTCTGTGCCGTACTGGTTGCATTGCTCCACACTGCGCCGCTGCTCGACGCCTGCGTTGCCGTGATCGCGGAGGCAATCGCCGACAGCGCGATCGAGTCGACGTATTTCACGTTCTGATTGACGAGCTTGATCATTGCCTTATTGACCGGCTGGAAATTCTGCCGGGCAATGGACTCGTCGGTCACCTTGGTGTCTTGGCCCCACTTGACAGTCTTCGCGAGCGAAGCCTGTCCGGTCGGGACTCCGGTCAGGGGATATTCCGAACCGGGCGCGACCGCACGCGGACTGTCGGTCGTGAAGATCGACTCACCGGTCTCGTACAGAACGGCGCCGCCAGACACTTGGAAACGGCCGGTCAGCAGGGCATCGGCGATATACCGCTGCTCGGCCAGGGTACGGAGACGCCGTGCGATCAGCGTCGGGGAATTCATGAACCGGCTAATGGTTTCCAGATCACCCGAGAGGGTGGTCGACACCGGTGGATAGGTGATAGGCATATCAGGTCACTTCCGTTTCTGGTGGGGAACCTCAGCGGTCCATCTGGATCTCGGCGAGGTTGCCCGCCGTCGCGGTCGTGAGCGCCAGGCCGACGACGTTGAAATCGTTGGTTCCGTTGGTGTGCGTCGCGACGGTGCCGGCAGCGGCGGCTTCCACCAACTGGCCGGCGGTGACGGTGCCAGTGGCGGCGAGCCGCTGCACACCGCCAGCGAAGATGGTCACGTTGTCGCCGGATACGGCGTCAACCGCAGCCACGCCGACCCACTGGGCCGTTGCGGCGGTGCCTGCGGCGACGGTGCCCGAGCCGGAAACGATCACAAGCTGGCCACCGGTGATAGTCCCGGACGCGGCCCGCGTGATCGCCCTTCCTGGCGCGTAAAGCGGGAGGTACTCAGCCATATCGATGGCCTTTCTTGTGTGATGTTCTAGGAGGGGGAGCCGAAGAGCTTCGCGTAAATCACGTCGTCTTCGGTCTGTGCCTCACCCGGGGTTGCGCCGGGTCGCAGCTGCTCCAGCGGGCGCGTAATCGGCGCACCATTGGGCGGCGGTGTTTGCGCTGCAGCCTGTGCAGCAATGAGAGCGGAGATTTTCTGCGCACGCGCAGTGATCTCCTCCTCGGTTCCCGATCCGAGTAGGTCGAAGTGATCCGCGGGGATGCCGTGTGTGGCGGCGACCTTGTAGCGGACCGATTCCGCGCGTGCCTCCAGGGCTTCGCGTTGCGCGGTCGCGGTCGCTTCCGCGAGCCGCTGCGCCTCGGTCTTCGACGCTTCCTCCAGAGCCGTAAACTGGTCCGCCTTCGGCTTCAACTCGTTCAGCTGAGTGCGGTACTTCGCCGCTTCCTGATTCGCCTTCGTCAGTGACGCGCGCGCCCATTCCGGGAGCGTCGATTCGTCCTGCACGGGCGGGGTTACAGGCGTCTGCGGGGTGGCCTCCAGGGCTGCCGCGGGCGTTTCGGGCGTGACTGTCTGCGGTTCGGTCATCGGGATGTCCTCCTGGGACTGGTTTTGGTGCGTCCGCCGCCACCTGGGCGGGGAAGTCAGTGTTTGCGGGCGTCCCAGTTTTTGCGGAACACCTGCAGGGCCGGGCCGTCGCCGCCGCGCTGATAGATGCGGTCGGCTTCCTGGCT